TAGACGTCCTGGCGAAGGCGAAGGAAATAGACGAAGAGCTACTTCGTGAGCACCAGGAAAAGCGGTCCCGACTACTGGTTGGCGTGACGTTCGACAACTCGGATCGGAATCCGTTTGAAGATCCTGGCAAATCACAGAAGAGCCGGAGGGGATGGCGAATGCTGTGGGGGCAGTATCGCGGACAACTGATTCGTGAGTTGCCTACGAACTATCTGCAGTCAGTGAGCAGGAAGGCGAAAAAGCCTACACCACTTGTGCTCGCGATCCGCCAGGAGATTAGCCAGCGTGAGAGACAGCGAACGTGACCATCGGTACGTGGGGGCAGCGGCTGAGAGCCTCGTCATCGCAAGACTTTTGGCGTTAGGGCACAACGCATGGATACCGGCCATCGACTGCGGAGCAGACATTGGTGTCTGCATAAACAACAGGTTGATTCGCATTCAGGTTAAGAGCAGTTCGACACAAGACAAACTTGGCAGCGAGGGGTCGCGTCGCTTTTGGTTGCAAAGAAATTTAGGTAACGAAAGAAGTGCATACAGCACATGCGACGAGGTGCTTGAGATATTTGCACTTGTCGCGATGCCAGAACAGGTGGTCTTCGTAGTCCCGTGCGAAGACGTCGAGGGACAACATTCGGTTACGATCCGCCCCGACGACAGACGTCGCGAGGCGTGGCATTTGATCGAACAGCACACGTCGCTGTCAGATGATCTCGTACGGATCAGCGACTCAGAAATAAAAACCGTCGAGCATAAAGAACGCCTGCCCATACGCAGGAGCGGCGAGTCCGCAGAAGGCAGTCAATAGCGCACGAAACTCCGGGCTCCGGGCTGGTACTTGATCCAGCAAACAACCCTACGTCCCGGTCATAGCTGAAGATCGAGAATAAGGCGCTAGAGGCAGCGACAGGGCACTGAAGGCATCTTCAGCAGGGAAGGGGTCCACGTGGACAAAAACAATCCAAGCGAGAACGGGCATGTGCATGTGCTCCGCGTGTTCTCCTCTTTCGATGACGGATTGGCAACGGTCCTGCGAACCCCGTTCGGCGTGATGCACACGCTAGAGGACGGCGACCACTACGTAACGGGCCCAATGAGGTGCGTGGTGCTGGACTCTCAGATGGTCGGGTTTTCCGAGCCGTCTGAGGTGCAGGCGTTGGGCGAGTTTCTTCTTGAAGCAGCCGAGTGGCTGAGGAGGGATGATGTTGAGCAGTCTTAAATCCCACAAGGTCATCCTCTCACTTGGCGAAATGCAGCAGGGAGTTGCTGTCGGCAGCCGTCGGCATTTGGACTCGCTGATGGCAGGCAATGCTTCTGTACGCCAGACGCCCTCTGGGCCGTCTTGGACTGAGCACATCGAGGGTGCTCTCGGTGAGATCGCAGTTGCCAAGTTGGCGCGCGTGTACTGGGACGGCGGCATTAACACCTTTGGCAGCCCAGACCTGCCTGGTGTGCAGATACGCACTCGGTCAAAGCACCACTACGAGATGATCGTGCGAGACAAGGAGTCTGCTGGCGGAAAGAACGACAACAGCAGGTATGTGCTCGTGACTGGCCGGTCGCCGTTCTTTGTCGTCCAGGGTTGGATATGGGGCAGGGACGCAAAAAAGCCCGCGTACAGAAAGTCTCCCGGCTACGGCGAGGAGGCGTGGTTTCCCCCGCACATTGCCATGAAGAACGTTGACCCAGACGAGCTTCGCGAATGGATACTCGCCAGCAGGAGGACTCCATGAGCCTCGCTCAGTTCGCAGACGAGATCACATGGTGCGCCGTGTGCTGGTCAAAAAACAACCTGCACATCCACCACATGATGCAGGGCACAGGCCGGCAGCACGACCGGATAGGACTGATCCGGCTGTGCGAGCGGTGCCACCGAGCACTGCATGACGGCGGAAGTTTCGCCGTTACGAAAGGGCACGTACTGGCAGCCAAGCGAGAGCAAGACCCTGACTACTACGACCCGGCTGGGCTTGCAGCCATGAAGCACCGGCGTGCGTTGAGTTATGAACCGGAGCCGTATACATGGAACATCCTGAGAGAGAGACGCCGTCACGGCCCACCAATGGAGTATCTGGCAATGGCGATAAACAGTCGGTCCAAAGGTGCACGCGGAGAGCGCGACGCTGCTGCTGCGCTCAACGAGATATGCCCGCATGCAATGGCACGTCGAGGTCAGCAGCACAGCGGCACGGAGACATCGGCAGACTTAGTGACGCCGGGAATGCCTCGCCTGTGGGTTGAGGTGAAACGTGTGCAACGGTTAAACGTGCACGCCGTCATGGATAAGGCTGCCGATCAGTCTGGACAGCTTACCCCAGTTGTGATGCACCGAAAGAACCAAGAGGAATGGCTGTTGACGATGCGCCTGTCTGACGTAGTGAATGTCGCCAGAGAGATACTAAATGAAACTCTTTCGCAGGACTAAGCGTTGGCTGAAGCGTGCGTATCCTCTGCCGTTTCCAGTCAGGGTCCATACGCTGCCTCAATCGCACCCTCGCATGGACGGTGCGTGCGGGTGGTTTGTCGTGGAGGGCGAGGGACGGTATCGGATTTACATAGCAATCGCACAAGATTCGTGCATGGCAGAGACTCTTATCGAGGAGTGGTCGCATGCCTTGCGGCACGCCATGCCTCTTGATGTTGACTACGACGGAGAGCCTCACGACGCACATTTCTGGGGCATCTACGGCGCTATTACAAACTCATGGAGATCAAGGTTTCGCAGTTCATAGGAGGGAAAGATGAAGCACTTTGATACTGGAGCGGTACGAAGCAGTGACGCAGAGACTGAGCGTTATGATTTGGTTAGTCCGATTGGTCTTGCGGCTGTTGCGAGAGCGTGCCATGAAGGGGCAAGAAAATACGGCGACTTCAACTGGGAACAAGGAATGCCGTGCCACGACTTGTTAAATCACGCGTTGCGTCACATCTACCTGTTTCTCTCTGGAGATAGGTCAGAGGAGCATCTAGGTCATGCAGCGTGGGGAATGTTGTCAGCCATTCACTCCCTGGAGTGTTGGCCCGAACTAAACGAGGGCACCCTGCGTTCTGCAGGCTGCCGGCCCCCAGAGGTAAGCGATGAGAGCAGAGGACACGTACGAAGAGGACAATAGCCGTCTTGAGAAAGGCTGGAGAAACTTCCTCGCATCACTTCTGGTGGATGCCAGGAACGAGATAGGCTGGCTTTCGCAGACGCTGACAAGCGAGAATGTTGTGTTTGCCACGCGTAGAGACGGGTTTAGCAGGCACCGACTCGTGTGCGCCGCCTCCCACTGGAGGTGGGTGTTTGAGTCCACGCCTTGCAGTCTGCCATTTTCGTACTGCTGCGAGGAACTAGGGCTAGATGAGATGTCTGCCAGAAACAGAATCATCGCCCACTGCAGCGAAAACAGGGACATAAACAGGTTAGTTCGGCTGGTCCTGTCCCTGGAGAAAGACTAATGGCAGTAGCAGATGCTCCGCTGCTGGCTGCGGAAGAGGCGCACGGCCTGGCGCAGAAGGTCCGCGTGTTCGTAGCAATGGCTCGCGAGAGTTCTGCCAACGGCATTTCTGTGGCCGAGTTCGGCGAGCTAATGCTGGCGCTATTGCGTATATGCGTAGCCGCTGCCGACTCAATCCCTGCTGCAGGTGCCGAGCGGAAAACGTGGGTCATGGAGGCTGCTGGCGTCCTGTTTGACGAGGTTGCGGACTTCATGGTTCCCACCATTGCAAAGCCGTTCTGGCTGCTGTTTCGTCCAGGGGTGCGATCTCTCGTACTCAGCGCCGTATCCGGAATAGTCGAGTCACTGCTGCCACTGGTTAGGGAGGCCAAATCTTGATTTCAGCAACGTTACTCATCGCCGCTGCTGCTGGCGTTTTGCTGTTATGGCCGGCTTCGCAGCCTCAAAAGCCTCAGCCCGTTATCCCCAGTCTTCCGGACTCCGCTGCCGCACCGTCTCAGCGCCCGTCGTACCACAGCGCCATGACGGCACTGGCAGTAGTGCGCACACGGCTGTCGCAGACAGAGACACTCACCGAAAAAGAGAGAGAGTGCATTACCTCGCTGACTGTTGCTCTGATCGCAGGGAGTGACAGATGACGGTGCAGGTGCGGGTTGTAATCTTCCTGTGCATTCTTGCGTATGCCTTGTCGCAAGGCCAGGATCCGCCTGCGCCAGAGCCTGCGCCGCAGCCGTCCTCGTCGGTGAACCTTCGTGGAATGTTTGTCGGAGAGACGGCTGGGCAGGACGCTGCAACCCTGAGCGCGTTGTGCCAGGAGATTGCTGACGAGATTGAATGGGACGGTAAGCAATCCGAGCCGTATCTAACCACTGGCGTGGCGTTCGACGTTCTTCGCACTAGGGCCAGGGAAGCACGCATGCGTGGAGTGTCAATAGGTGATCGGCAGCCACGTGTTCGTGATGCGATCAGCGAGTACCTTGACGACAAGGTAGGTGGCTCTGGCGGGCCAGTTAGCGAGGAGTCGAGAAGAAACTGGGTAGCGGCTTACAGCGAAATAGCAAGGGCTTGCAAGGATGCAATCAAATAGCAGGCGTGCCGTCGTCGTTGCCGGCCTGCTATTCCTGGCGGTGCTGGCATCCAGCAGAGCATGGACAGACCGGCAGGACTACGGCTACCGTCCAAACCCAGACGGCACTGCACGCTTCCTAAGCGAACTGCAGCAGCCGTTGTTTCGTGATGCTGGCAAAGACGCCATCCTCAAGGCACGTGGGAAAGACACGTTCCTGTACCGTGCTGCTTACGAAGCACATCAAGAGTTGTATGAGACTCCATGGGTTGTCGGAAAACAATCTATCGGAGATTGCGTCAGTTGGGGTTGGGCGCACGGAGTTTGGATCGCTCAGTGCGTTGACTGGGAGCAGGGGCTGCTCGATCAGCCGCCGCCGTTTCCGTCTACGGAATCTATCTACGGTGGCTCTCGCGTCGAAGCTCGTGGCCGAGACGGGTCTGGACGATCTGCTGTAGGCGGGTGGTCTGACGGAAGTTATGGGGGTGCGGCCGCACGCTGGTGCAGAGACTGGGGTGTTGTCTACCGGCAGCCTCAGTCGACTGGCGTTGATCTAACGAACTACTCAGGTGAGCGAGCCAGGCAATGGGGGGCTTACGGGAACGGCGGGCAGGGTGATGGCGGCAGGCTTGACGAGGTAGCCAAGTCGCATCCGTGCGAATACGTCGCGCTTGTCAAGAAGTTCGATGAGGCTGCTGCCGCTATTGAGTCTGGGTATCCAGTGGCTGTGTGCTCGATGGTTGGGTTTTCTAGCCAGCGTGACTCAGATGGATTTTGCCGACGCAGTGGCACGTGGGCCCATTGCATGAGCTTCATAGCAGTTCGCTACGGCTCACGACCGGGACTGCTGTGTCTTAATAGTTGGGGCCCTTCGTGGGTTCGCGGCCCAAAGTGGCCTGAGGACATGCCGGAAGGATCCTTCTGGGTTGATAAGGACACGGTCGATGCCATGTTGCGTGGCGGTGATTCGTTTGCTGTTGGGTCAGTGGCTGGGTTTGACTGGCGCGACCTAGACCATGGGGAGTGGATGAATGAAGGTTGACGTAAAGTACACAGTTATTGCGTGTCTTTTGGTTGCCGCTGTGGTCTACGGGCTGATGGGCCCTGGTTCCAAGCCGACGCCAGACGACCGGCCAGTCGTGACGTTCTTGGCTCGCGTAGCAAAGCTAGCGCTGTGGCTCGCGTTTGTCAGCGATCCTCCAGAGCAGAGTTACCAAGAGCCCATTCAGCAAACTGTTGATGCAGATGGATACCCAAGACTCAGTCATGCAAGGAGCCTGTAATGTGGAAGGAAATGTTGGCGTTTCTCGCATCCCTCGCCGCCGGCCCTGCTGCGGTCGATACCGAATGCCCGAAGGCGTGCGCTGCCGTGTGTGTAGCGAGAGCAAGCATGGAGAGGGAAAGGCCTCCCGAGCCAGGGACGGAGGAGCCTGTGCCTGCGGACCCGCCTCTTGTCCCAGTGCCGCAGCAACCGACAAAGGGCCGCATCGAGTGTCGTAACGGCACGTGCTACTGGATCGACAGTAAGACTGGCATGCGATACAGGGTCATACGATGAGCGAACGCAAGCGGCTTCTCGACAACCTTCGGCCCAACCGTCCAGTCAAAGACACTTCGGGCGGGAAAAAGTTTGTCGTTAAGGCTGTGAAGAAGGGCAAAGAAAAGATCGTGCGCTTCGGCGACTCCTCCATGGGCCACTACAAGGAAGGCTCTTCTAAGGGAAAGGGCCATGGAAACGAAGGGCGGAGATCAAACTTCAAGTCGCGCCACAACTGCGACAGCAAGACGGACAAGCACACGCCGGGCTACTGGTCGTGTAACTGGAGTTGGTGAACCGCAACGAAAGGACTCGACATGCAGCCAGGCAAGCCACTTACTGAAGAGGATCGGATTCGCCAGCTTCTTATGGCAGTGCAAGAAACTCCAATGGGCATGGCGTCCCAGCCACTAACCGACGAGGACTACCAGCGATTCCGGCCAAGCGTCTTCGGCGGAGTCGATCGCGTGTTTCGCGGAGGCCCTCAAGCGCCGGATGCCTATAAGCGTCGCCAGTACAAGAGGCCGCCGGCTCCAGACACGCCTGTCGGCATCGACGGCGAGCCGATGGCTAAGGGACGCAGGTACACCGGCGTCCCGCTTAACTGACCCTAGAGAGAGGCTTTACGGACATGCTCGTCGGCTCTGCACCCAGCGAACTGAAACTCG